GTCTCCCTAGCAGGTCTTTTCTCGCTTCGGGGAGGGGGGGGATATCCTCTCCTGCCATTGCTTTCCAAGGGCACTGAGTTCGTTGGTCCCACGCAGATGCATCCGGTTGTGACACGCCTCGCACAGACTGATGAGGTTCCACGACTCAAGCCACCAGTCAGGGTAGTCCTCCGCGGGGTAGATATGGTGTACCGTGTTGGCCTGTATGCTCTTGCCGTACCGCCTGCACTCCCGGCAGAGGTATTCGTCACGCCTGAGCACGGCGGCTCTCTTGCGTTCCCATCTGGGATCGTTGTACCGCTTCATTTCCATCCCCAAATCAAACCAGCCCCGCCCGGCTCTCGCAGGGCTGGTTTTTAGATCAAGCACAAATCGAAGTAACGGTCGTAGATAACGACAACGCCGCCCGTTCCAGCGGGCGGCTCCACTTTCAGCCGCTAACACGATACCATGGTTTGTTGCCCCAAAAGTCCGATTTTAGTCCGAACTTTCCTGCATACGACGGCCGATGTCTGCCAGGCTTACTGCGAACGCTTGAAGCATTCGGTTAACGGACTCCACAAACCCGCTCAAGGCGTCAGGTATGCGCTCAACCCAGAGTAGCGCCTGCCGAAGAACCCTGCTGCGCCACTTAAGAACCAGTACCTGTTCCTTTCGAGTCAACAGGCGTCCCTGTTCCATCTTCCTGAAAGCCCGCTTGGTATCTCGGATTTTCATGTTCTACACCTCGCCCAACAAACCCATTTCTACAGCGATAGCCCGAAGAATCCTATTCCGCCACTCAAAGTATGTACTGCGAGAAACGTGCAGCCGCCGGTATATGCCTAAATCGGTGAGTTCTCGCTGCCAGTACCGCATTTCAAGCAGACGCTTCTTCTCTGGTTCTAACCGTTCATAGACCCTCGTGATGGCCTCGTAATGCTCTACCAGGCGTTCCAAACGTTTGGAGGTTAAGAGCCGCATAGTACGCGACAGGGTAGGGTCGCCGACGTCTTCGGCGCCTACGACCGCCAGTCGCTCAGGAGTGGCGTTGATGATGTCAGCCCTGAGCCGCTCGATCTCCTGCTTGCGCCACGGGTAAGCGTACAGTTCGGCTTCCACGTACCGGAGGACCTGCCGTTCATAACGAGTGGTCACGCCACACCCCTCCTTGCTTCTTCAATCCTGACTCTCAGGGCGTTCAGTAATCGTTCTTGCGTGTCGCACTTCGCACCCAGAGCCTCCATCACGTCCTCATCCATTCCGCCTTCAACAACAAGGTGATGGATGATGACCTTCTCTTTCTGACCTTGCCTATGCAACCTCTTGTTGGCTTGCTGGTACAGTTCCAGCGACCAGGGAAGGCCGAACCAAATCACTTGATTACCGCCTTCCTGAAGGTTTAGGCCGAAGGCGCAGGACGCCGGGTGTGCCAAAAGGATGTCAATCTTTCGCGCGTTCCAATCGTCCTCATCCTGCGGTCCTTTCAGAACCCGCACACGAAGGCCAGTGCCGGCAAACGCCTTCTGCAGCCGCGACAGGTCATGCTGGAACGAGTAGAACACCAAAGCCGGCTGACCGTTCAGTCCCTCAACCAGCTCCATGAACGCCTCAATCTTGCATCGGTGGACCTCTACCACGTTCCTAGCCTCGTCGTAGACGGCGCCGTTACAGAGTTGCAGCAGTTTCCCAGTGAGGACCGCAGCGGTTCCCGCGTCAATAACCTCGTCGTCGACTTCCAGCAGCATCTCTCGTTCCATCCGGTCATAAGCCGCTTGCGCCTTGCTGTCCAAGGTGACTGGAACGGTTACAGACGTGATATCGGGAAGGCCCAGATAGTCATCAGCCCTCATACTGATGCAGATGTCGCTTATCCGTTCGTGAATAGCTTCCGAGGCCCCGGGCTTCGGCCGATAACTGAAGACGTGGTCCCGGTCCCGTTGATCAGGCTCGAAGTACCTTTCCCGGTAATGAGTGATACGTTTGCCCAGTCTTTCACCTTGGTCCAAGAGGTACATCTGAGCCCACAGGTCGATAAGGCCGTTAGGCGCCGGTGTGCCGGTCAGCTCAACAATGCGTCGGATATGCGGCCGCACCCATGTCAGCGCTTTGAACCGTTTGGCCTGGTGATTCTTGAAACTGCTCGATTCATCGATGACAACCATGTCAAAAGGCCAATCATTGCGGTAGTAGTCCACCAGCCAAGGTACGTTTTCACGGTTAATCACATACACGTCTGCCGGGGTGTTAAGTGCGCGTATACGCTGTGTCGCAGTTCCCAATACGCCAATTACTCGAAGGTGTTTCAGGTGGTCCCACTTCAACGCTTCGCGACTCCAAGTTTTCTCCGCTACACGTTTCGGCGCTATGACCAAAGTACGACTGATTGCAAATCGGTTGTATCGCAGGTCATTGATGGCGGTCAAGGTGATTACAGTCTTGCCAAGTCCCATGTCCAATAGCAGCGCGACCGCCTCGTCTGAAATCAGCCGGTTAATGCAGTATCGCTGGTATGGGTGTGGCTGGAATTTCACTTGCTGATGACCTCCCTCAGCAAGGCGTCAACCAGGTTTCGGCTATCGACATCCGCGAAGACATCGAAACCTAGGCTCCTTATGCGCCTCTGCTGCGCGGCCTGAAGTGCCGTTGACTTCTTGCCCGGCGTCTTCAACTCTACAAATGCGATCTTGCCGCCTGGTAACAGTACCAAGCGGTCAGGCACCCCTGCGTTTCCAGGGGAGATGAATTTGTATGCTTTTCCACCCTGAGCCTTAACCTGGTCTCGTAGATAGGCTTCGATCGCTGATTCCTTCACGTCGGTTCACCTCTTTGGCTTGCTCCGCTCAGTGGTGTTGACCTTGTTGACCTTTGCACCTTTTGCTCTCTTATATACCCACGCATGGGCGCGTAGGCGTAGCGTCTATCCTCTATTCCTTCTCTTTCACATTTCTAATAAGGAAAAGGTCAACAAGGTCAACAAGGACGGTATTACACCTGTTAGCACCTAATTTCTTCTGTTGACTAACCTGTTGACTTTGTTTGTTTTCTAGGTCAACCAAGTCAACAAATCTGTTTTCAAGTTGGTCAACAAAACGGAGTCGGTCAACAGGGAAAGTCAACATCTTCGATAGCCTTTCTGTTGCCCGTATGGCCCAAACCGGCCCCTATATCTCGTCCAACCATCAAGGCAATCCAGGATGCTGTTGATCTCTACAGAGTCCGCGCGTCGCATAAACTTCGGGTCTCCCTGAAAACATTCGCACCAGATTTCAATAGCGCATATCCGGTCCCGCTCGGCGGTCTCTGTTTCAACCCCTCGCCCGAACTCGCCGCTCCAGTACATCCGCCGCTCAGCCAAAGACCGTTTCTCCCAGTTCAGCGGTACCCGCCGCTCCACGAACTCGCGGATGATCCCCTCTTTGGCGTTGCTCTCTTCGTGTGACTTCTGTTCCTGCCGCGCAAGGCGCTCCGCCTCACCTGTCAAGTACAGCCGTTCACCCATTTGCCAGCGGAAGAACGCCTCTGCCCAAATCTGGTCCACCTCGTTCTCCAAGTCGGTGAAGACGTTCTTGGTTGGAGCCTGGACGTACACGTCTACTGGCCAGAAACGGCGGTTGCCGGTCCGGTCTCGGAGGAACTCCGAGTCGTTGGTGGTCCCAAAGAATACACAGCGGCGCGGGTACAAGTTCGTCCTTCGGCCGTAGGACTCCCGGTAGATGTCCTCTGACCTGCTGAGGAACTGTTTCACCGCGCTTGTCTCGGCTCGAGTAAGGCCGTTCAGCTCGCCGATTTCGTTAATCCATGTGCCCTGAATCATCTCGGCGGCTTCCTTGCCCTCGAAGACCGCGAGGCTGTCCGAATACCACTTACGACCGAGAAGCCGGAGCATGGTGCTTTTTCCAATACCCTGGGGCCCTGAGATAATGGGCATGTAGTCGTACTTGGTTCCGGGCGCCATCGCTCTGGCCACAGCGGCTGTGAGGCTCTTCCGGGCTACCGCACGGGTGTAGACGTTGTCTTCGGCGCCCAAGTAATCGATAAAGAGAGTATCCAGCCGGGGCTTGCCGTCCCACTCAAGTCCTTTAAGATAATCCTGGACATCGTTGATAGTGTGCTTATGCGCTGCCAGAGCCGCGGCGTCGTATACCCGCTCCTTACCCGTGATGCCGTAAGTATGTTCCAGGTAATGCCGGAGTCCGGCGTCATCGACGTCAGTCCACTGCCGGCGCCCCGTGCGGGGGTCCCACGGGAGAGCACCGAGGGCTAAACCCCGGTTCGCGAACTCGTCAAAGGCTAATTTGTCCTTGAGAAGGGGATCGTTTTCGAGAATGATCAGGATGTTGTCTACTGTCTTCTCCGGTTTTCCCGTGAGCGACGAGAGTTTCAACTTGGCTATCCAATTGGCGTCTTCACCAGTACTTACCGATGCCCGAAAATCTGCTGTAGCCTGCTCATACCGTTCCTGATTCAAGAGTGTCGCAACAGCAGTATCGGCTACCGCGAGCTCGCACATGGCCGTATACGAGGGCAGTCTGTTAGTCGGCGTTTCCGGCTTCATGTCATCGTCGCGGTCACCGAACTTGTGTAGCCGAACTAGGTCGAAGGCGTTGACCAGACGCCCGCCGCACGGGTCTGTGGCGTGATGAGAGTACAAGAAGGCCCCATTGTCGTAGACAATCGCCCCACCTGTGGTGCTGCCTCCCGTGTATGTGAAGCGTCCCGGGTTATCGACGCAGGGCTCATAGACGCCCGGGAGGAACGTTTCCATGGCCTTGTAGACATCGTAGACGCGGCAGAAGGCCCCTACTATCCCGGGCTTGGCTGTCGGGTCACCTTGCTTGTCTGCGAGGCGCTTGTGTTCCTTTTGAGCGCCCGGGACCTGCGGCCACTCGTTTACATCTCTCCAGTCCTTGTATAGGGCCAGGAGCCCGTCCACGTCCAAGATGGGCTTATCGCCGTATTGGTAGACGAATAGGCTGTCAGCGCAGCAGGACGGCCAATACATAAGACGTGAGGCCTCGAATGTGGACGGGTCGCACAGTTCAATGCCTATGATGCTTGCAAGTTTTCGCGCCAGGGGTTCATACTCGTCTGCTGTGGCCGTGCGGTTGAGAAGAACCAGGACCCGTAAGCGGGGTTTGGCCTCTTCGTGCTTGCGGGTGCTGTAGACTACGTAGGCGCACCCGAGGGACTCGATACGCCGTAAGGTGTCCTGGGTGCCGCCGGGAGGGATATTATCGAGGTCCAGGGTCAATACGTCGCGCCCGAGGACACAGTTGGCTTTGCGGCGGCCGTCCTTGAGGATGCCGCCCACGAAGCCTCCCACGTCTTTGAGGTCATCCTGCTTGGATTTCGGCAAACGGAGGTACTCCGCTAGGCTCTCGGTGCCCCTGGCAGGGGTCCTGACCTTCTCAACAAGCTCCGACCACCAGAGCGTTTGTGGGGGCCACCGGGTAGCCCTGCGGCTCCCGGCGGCTGATATGGTGATTTGTCTGTCGTATGTAAACACAAGTGTCACTCCAGTCCGGCGTGCCCCCGCCCAAAGGTGTTATTTCGCTTTATACGGGCTGGATAGGTCGACTAACGAGCGCCTCGCCCTTGGTCATGGTGGGTTCTTCGATGGCCTCGGTATTGGTAACAGGGATCTCGTTGATGTTCACTTGAGTCACTCCTTTGAATGAGGTTCACGGTACGCAAGAGATGAACGGCGGTTAAGCATCTGTTGCTTTAGGCTGATCCATCGGCAGTTGTGAGGTGCGTAAGGTCCGTCTACGTCAATTCGGTCTATGGTGAGCCCTTCTGCATAACCCGCAGAGTAGGCCCATTTCCGAAAAGACAGGTAATCATTCCATTCCTCGCAAACTGTTATTCCACGCCCGCCGTAGAACGGGTAATCCTTGCATTTCGGGTTTGTGCAGCGTTGCTTCATGGTGGCCCATACATTGCGAAGTCTCTCGCCGTAATAACCGTGTCGGGTTGCGTTCTTAGCTGCAGTCTCTCGTTGAAGGCATCCGCAGCTTCTAGTTGTTCCGGAGGTAAGCTTGTAGGAGAGTACGGATTTGACATTACCGCAGTCGCATTTACAGATCCACGCGACTCTATCGGTCCGGCCTTTATCCCGTTCCAATACAGTCAATCGTCCGAAACGCTGTCCTGTTAGGTCTACGGCTTTGTTGGACGTGCGGTAGTTACACCCGCAACTGGTTGTATTCCCTCGGGTCAACTCCTGCGAGCCTACGACCTTTTCGTGTCCACAGTCGCACTTACAGAGCCATCGGGTTCTGCCCCATTTGTCGTTTTCTGCTCTGCCAATAACGGTCAATTTACCGTATCTCTGTCCAGTCAAGTCGCGCACGTTTGGCATTGGTATCGCCTGCCGTTTCAGTTTTTCTGGTAGTACTGACTGGCAAAACCTTCAGCTTTGAGAATGAGCCCCGGCGCCCAGGGAATGGGTTGTCCCATTGCGGAGGTGATTGCGGCAAGGTGAGCCTCAACCTCATCGGGTGTCGTGGCCTCGACCTCAAGAACGATCTCATCGTGGACATGGAAAACAATCTGATACCCTGCATGTGCTAGCCGTACGAGGCTTTCCGCTAGACAGTCTCGGGCTATCGCTTGTACAACGTTCTCAGTGAGCTTCCCGCCATAAGTGGGGATGATTTCCCACTGTCGGGTTTTCTGGTTGACTCCTTGGTAATGCAGAGAGGCCCGATTCTTTTCGTTAACCTCTACAAAAGGCCTGGCGTAGAAGAGCTTACGGCCGGAGGGAAGTTGGATGGTGAGGAAGTCCTGCCCGTTCTCGTAGTCGCCTTCTCGGGCGAGGATGAGCCCTCGGACGCCTACGGGTACCCCAGTATTCATGACTTCAAGTGCGGCGTTCTCAAGGCTGTACCAGAAGTCCACGATACGCCTGTTGGCATTCCGCCAGCGGTGGACGATCTCAGGCAGCTCTTCCTCGGTCAGTCCCATGTCGAGAGCGCCCATGTTGATGAGCGCGCCGGGACCGCCTTGATAACCGAGAGCCAGTTCAGCGATCTTGCCTTTTTGTCGGAGCGGCGACTGTTTTGTAATCTCCTCAATAGGTACTCCGAACATGGCTGAAGCAGAGGCCTCATATATCTTGCCATGCGTAGCAAACACTTCTTGTCGCCACTGTTCACCGGCAAGCCACGCAATGATACGGGCCTCAATGGCGCTGAAGTCCGCAGCGATAAGCACCTTGCCGGGTTCAGCGACGAAAGCTGTCCGGACGAGTTGTGAGAGAACGTCAGGCACGTTTCCGTAGATGATCCGGAGGGCGTTAAGTTTCCGGCGTTTCACGCACTCTCTGGCATGGTCCAGACTCTCTAGGTAGTTGCGGGGGAGATTCTGCACCTGAACTAAACGCCCTGCCCAGCGCCCGGTTCGATTTGCGCCATAAAACTGCAACAAGCCGCGAACCCTACCGTCGTCGCATACGGCGTCCTGGATGGCCAGGTACTTCTTGATACTGGCTTTGGCTAGCTCTTGGCGTATCTCAAGCATCCTCCGGGCCTTGTCGCTTTCTACAGTGTCCAGGAGCGATGAGACCGTGGACTTGCGAAGATCGGGCACGTCCTCTTCAAGTTCCTCTTCCAGCCACGCCGTCAGTTGCTTTACCGACTTGGGGTTGTCGAGGCCCGAGAGGGCTATGGCCTCCTGCATCAGTTCGCCGGTGACCGTTTCATCGATATGCAGGGCCGCAGACACCAGGTCCATGTCCACGGCTACACCAGTGGCGTTGATGACCTGGTCCAGTTCCCACAGCTTCTGCTCGGCCTCGGGAACGGGGAACGACGACAGGCGCCGCTCAATCTCCATCTCGGTTACGACATCCTGTTTGCAGTACTCTTTGAACAGCTGCCACTTCTCGGGCTCGTGGCGGGGGAGGGTCCTGGTCCTCATGCCGTTGGCTTTGCTGGGCTTGCATGGCACGCAGAACGTCCGGATGAGGGACGCGCCTACACTCATTTTGCGCTTGTCATCGGGCAAGCCTAGCGCGACGGCTGTCGCTGCCAGACCGGCGGTATATCCGCAATAGAGACCGTGGAGCATCGTGCAGCGCCACTGTTCCAGGGGAGACCGGTAGAACTTGTTCAGGCAGTACCATTCGAAAGCAGCGTTATAAGCATGTTTGATGACGGAGGGGTCCTGCAAGGCACTGATGACCTCCGCCGGCAGCTTCTCGCCCTGGGCTAGGTCCACAACCTGTACGGGTCCTCCGTCTATGGAGTAACCGAATAGCAGTATCTCGAAATCGGGGGACTGGACGTACTTGTACATCCCGGCCCGTTTGATGTCTACGCTGGAGAACGTTTCTATGTCTATGTTGAGGGTTCGCATGGTGCATTCTCCTGACGCTGATTTCCGCGTGTTTTACCGGATGCGCGGCCCCCGGGTACGTAGTCAGGCGCTATGAGATGCCCATGACCCCGCCATTGACGGGTTTGCCAGTGATCGGGTCAATTTGTACGGGCGGCGCCACAGGCGGCTGTGGCTGTTGGCCGTAAGCCGGCTGATACGGCTGCTGGTAAGCTGGTTGCCCATACGCCTGCTGAGGCTGTCCGTAGCCCTGTTGGGGCTGCTGGACCCACTGTGGAGGCTGGCCAAAGTCATCTTCCGGAGTTGTCCGGTTGCCGAGCGGCTCACCGTCACGCGTTTTCTGGACGTTGCCCAGGCCGCACCCGACGCCCTTCTTCCCGCTATTTGCGTAGGGGAAGAAGTCCACGCTCACCCGGCCGTAGCATCCGCTATAAACCTCAGTCTGATTGATGATGGGGTTGAGCTGAGCATCAACAATCTGCGGCGGGTTCTTTGACGAAGCCGTGAAGACCCAGTGACCCTTGCACTCGGGGCCGAAGGGCATTCCATCAGAAGGTCTCACGCCGTCTCCGTCATAGACCGGGATCCCGAGGACTGGCGGCCTGACGCCGTTCCACGTCTTCTTGATCCCGAGTTCGATGGCGGCGTTGATCGCGGCGTCAATCCGCTGTTTTGTTGCGACATCTGACTTTGGAACAAGAATCGTGACGGAATACTTAGCCTCTGTCTGCCCTGGTCTTGCGTAGGGTGCGAACAGATGCACAAACGAAAGCCTTGCTTCTCCTGTGACTACATGCTGGGGATTCTCTCTTGCCATCTCTCCAATTTCTCCTTTCTATTCTGTTGGCTGGGTACCAAAATCACTAACGGCATCTGGTCTTGTGATGGCCGGACGCTTGTCCGAGGCCTGGACGAGCGCGGGCTTACCCGGCGGCGTATGGACAAATGACGATACGAGCTCTGCGAACTTGGCTTTGCCGAGGAGCTTCTCTGTGGCGGCTAGGGTTATGGGCTTTCGTTCGTAGAGCATGGCCTCGTCTATGCCGGCGGCCTTGAGGGTTTCAAACGCGGCTTCCATGTCCGTCCACTGCCGGACTGCCCGGCCTTCGACAGCCTTCCAGCCGGGTATCTCGTTGCCCTTGAGGCATTCAGCGAGCGCGTATTCCTTGAGGTCCTCAATCCATGCGGCCAGGCCCTCAGCGATCTTGAGGATCTCGCCCACTTCGGCGTTGCTGATGATGGGCGGCTTGACCTTGCCGAAGTCCTCCAGGGCCGTGTATGAGTCAGCCCTGGCACGACAAGTGGCCTTGGCACGACAGAACCGGCAGTGGTCACCGGCAAAGAATTCTCCCTCACCTTTGAAGGCTTTGACGGCAATAGGCTTTACCATCTCGCCCCACCCGTAGAGGTCCGAAGTGGCGATTTCCCACTCCGAGATGGTGTCAAGACGGGGCTGTACGATGGCCATCTTGACTGTGCTAAGGTTGTACAGCATGCCGTACTTGGCCAGCGCGCCTAATGCGTAGAGCATCATCTGAGGGTTCTCCTCGGCCGATACTGGTACACCCTTGCCGTATTTGAAGTCGATGACGTGCAAGACGTTGCCGCCGATGATAATGCAGTCCGCAGTCCCGAAACCCTCAGGCACGTACTCTGTTAGGTCTAGCCGGACCTCCACCGCGATGTAGGGCAGTGATGGGTAGGCCATCGCTATGGACTTGATGTACTCTAGGTACGTGTCCGTATGGTATAGCATCTCGTCGCTGTAGAACGACGCGTTCTCCTGTATCTTCTTGAGCCGGCTGTTGAAGGCCCGCTGGCTCATGGGCTCAGTGTATTTCTGCAGCTTCAACGCCGCTATGGCGTGGGCCGTTGTGCCCTCCTCGGCATATGAACTTGGCGTCTCTGGCAGTGTCGCCTCTAGACGTGCTGACGGAGTACATTTGAGCCACCTGTGAGCTGCGCTGGCCGCGAGGATGGCGTGCGCCGGAGCCTGGTTAGTCACGAGGACACTCATATCTTCGCCCCCAACTGACGAAGAGCCGTGGCAAACTCGCCGTAGCGCTCCTTGGGGAGCTCGGTGAGCGCCCGAACGCCGAAGGCGGCCAACAAGTTGACTAGTTCCTGCCGGCGCCCGCCGTCGATGAGCGGTGTGGCCGCGACGGCCAGTTGCTCCATCGTGTATGTAGGAGCAGATGTCGGGACGGCCTGGACCGGGGGCTGCGCCGGTTGCTGAACCGGAGTTTGGGCAGGTGTCTGAACGGGAACAGCGGGAGCGGGCTGCGGCTGTGCTGGAGCGGGTTGTTGCACAATCGCGGGCGGTTGCGCCGGGGTCTCAGATAGCTGAGCGGGAACCAAAGTACCGCAGTACGCCGCCGCTAGTTGACGGATGGCTGAGACCAGTTCTGAGGCTTCAACTTTGACGATGATGTCCAAACTCACTCTTAATTCCCCCTTTGGTTTTCTCCCAAAATCTCTTCCAGACGTCTCACTGCGGACTCGAGGCGCGTCACTGCGCGGCGCAGGTACTGGTTCGCAAACCTCAGGTGACTAGTCAGCAGGTTGTCGTCGTAGTCATCGCAGTTGATGAGGCATTCGAGGGTTCCGCCTTCGTCCAACTGCTCAACGAAGGCCTTAACCTCGTCCCTGACGTCTCTGGCCAGGGAGAGATACTCCGCGTCGCCCTCAGCCTTGTTGAGCAGAGCAGATGCTGATAGACTCTGGTTGGGTGTTTCACCTATGCGCTGCTCACTGACCCCGGGCAGCGCTTCTTGCTTAAGCATCGGCATTAGTCGGGGCCTCCTCTACGGTAACGACGATCCCCTTCTTGGGGTCAATGCCCGCGGCATCTACATCAGCTTTCTTGAGATACAGAGTAATGAAGTTGCCGGCAGTATCTTTGCTTTCGAACCGATAGCAGGTCTTGGTCTCATTCCTGAAAGCCATCCTCATCTTCACCCGAGACAACCTCCTTCCTGGGTTTTGTGAATGCGGGGTATACCTTGCCGTCCCGGATAACGTATTTGCCGTGATATAGGTGGGGCTTACAGGGCCTCTCTTTCAGAAGCGGGTTGTTGGGGTCACTAGCGTAGTAACCGCAGACTTCACAACGGAAGAGACGGTCTCCTGTGGGGCTGGTCTCGATGGCTGGGACCCATGTATGGCTAGACGCCTTGGTGAGCTTCGGAGCCTGGGCATCTTCGGGTAGCCGGTCCTCCTGACTGGAGACGGGGGTGTACCTGCCAACTACACTTTGGGTCTCCTTTTGCCAGTGAGCTTCGATAGACCCGTTCTTGGGTATGCCCAGTGAGGTGAGCCAATTGACTAGGGGCTTACTCGTGATGCCGTAGACTGACTTTTCCTCGTTGATGCTCATCTTGAGCCCGTTATCAGCGGGTTTCACACAGATAAGGCATCGCTTTCGGTCAACTCCTACTGTCCACCTCTCCGGGAGCCCTCCATTCAACTGCCGGATCTCCTCGACCAGTGCGACACTGAATCCGACGCTAATCTTGCGCAGCTTTAGTGTCGGTTTCTCCTCTTTCCAGAACTCGAACTCACCAATTAAGTAGCTAGTTACTGTCGTTTCTGCGGCATCGGAGGGGTTATTCGCCTTGGGGCCTACCGGGACACGCCTGGCGGGGCTGCCTGTGATCATCTTGTCACCTCCTCTCATCGAGTCTCTTCAGCAACCGGTAGCTGTCTCTTAGGACGAAGGTCATGAACGCTAGAACGCCGACGCTGACGAGGATGTCGATGACGAGGCCGGCTGCCCGAGTTATGGAGACGTAATCTCCTAACACCATACAGAGGACTACGACTATCCAGCCCCAGGCCCCGGCCACAATTGCCGAACGCGCGGTCTGCCGCCTGGTGATTGTCGCGTACGCCTTGTCCAGTTCTGACATATGTTTCTACCTCCTAACTGACCGTGGCCGCGGCTTCAGCCTTAGCGGCTTCCTCTTGCTGCCAGCGTTCAAAGTCGGCCCGAACTGCGGGGTCCTCGAAGTACTTGCGGACGGCTCTCACGACAGACCGGGCGAGGCTGTCCACCTGATAGCCGGGGATCGACTGTGGGGCTATCGGGGCATTGGTGACGACGGTTGCCCGTAGTGTTTTCATCCGGATTCTCCTCTCCAAAATCACGTGTGCCTTTGTGTCTAGGGATCTCTCCGCTTCCCGTCGAAGCCTGTCTGCGGGCGTCGACTAAGGAGATGGTTGTCTTGGGTGATCTGAACCTTCGTTCGCTATTCGGTGATGATGTCACTGAGTACAAGTGCCCGAATTGCGGTCATCAGGTCCGGTTCAAGACTCTGGATGCCCTTGAACACGGCGTGAAAGTTGATTGTCCGGGTTGCGGCCAAACCATCAACATTGAGCCGGAAGCAGAGGCGGGCCAGAGTCTGAGGCAAGCCAATAAGGCTTTGAGGGACTTCGAGAAGACTGTCAAGCGTTTCGGTAAGTAGCCGTTAGCGAGAACATGTCGACGCCCTTTTCTCCAGCTGTTCAGCCTCTTGTGCTATCTCCTTCACACGAGCGCTGAGACGGTCCAGCTTGGCGTCGAACTCGGTTGTGTCGACGTCTAGATTCACAGTCAGAGTCTGTTCCTTCTTGGCGGGATTGGAAGACTGGGCCTGTGCCTTGCGCCGTTCTAACATCCCGGCCAAGTACGTTACTTTGTCCTTATACGCTACCGTCTTGTCATCTTCACAGGAGTTAAGCGAGATCGCCGTTATCTCGGGAAACTCTTTGACGATCATCAGCTGGGCTTCAATGGCCAGTTTTGCTTCAGCCGGGGCAAGGTGTAGTGCTTGCCTACCCAGTTTGATGACTTCGCTCGCCAGCAGTTCATAGACAGTCGTGTCAGTCTGGAACTTCACTTACAACCCTTCCTTTCTTGGTTGGCAGTCAGTTCTGTCGCTATGCGGTTGTCAAAGACCAAGAGAGCGCCTGTTACTGGGATTGCGTGTCGGGTGCTTCTTCGGGCTTCAGTAGGTCATCAATGGTGCAGCCCAGGGCTTTGGCGATGTCCGGCAGTTTGTCAGCAGTGGGCAGCCGAAGACCAGATTCCCACATAGCTACTGCCGGTTGCTCGACGCCAACTAATGAGGCGAGTTGCTCTTGCGTCAGCCTAGCCTTCTTGCGGAGGCGTTTAAGCGCGATCACGTCTAGTTCACCTCCCACTAATTATTGCGCAACGCAATAATATAACGGTTCGGAATGCCCGTCAATACATTTTGCTATAATTCCGCGCGTAGTATTAACGAATATCACCGTAGGTGATAGGATTGCACCGAAAGAGGGATTACGGTGAACAGGCTAAGACAGTTAAGAACCGCACGGAAAATGAGCCAGCAGGACCTTGCGAATGCCCTCAACGTAGCTCAGGGGACTGTGAGCAATTGGGAAAACGGCGTTAGAGGTATTGACGCTACGATGCTGTCAACGCTGGCTGATTTCTTCGGGGTGTCCGTTGATTACCTCTTGGGCCGCACTGACGATCCTACCGATTATGAGGACCCGGACCTGCTCTCAAACATAAAGCCAGAAATACTGGAGCACTGTGGCGGCAATCCCCGCAAGGCGTTAATTATGCAACGGGCAATTGAACGCGAAGCGATGTCGGACCCTTCCTTTTACGAGGACACTGTTCCGATTCCCATCCTTGGCAGAGTTCAGGCCGGAGTGCCGGTTGAAGCCGTGGAGGACATCATTGGTTACGAGAAGATACCGGCGGACATGGCGATGCTGGGCAAGCACTTTGCCCTCCAGGTTAAGGGTGACAGCATGTCGCCTCGTATCTGCGAAGGTGACATAGTGATAGTTCGACGGCAGAGTTCTGCAGAAAACGGAGACATCGTTGTCGTCTTGGTGAACGGGGAGGACGCCACAGTAAAGCGGTTTTTCAAATCGGAGCAGGGAATTACGTTGGTACCACTCAATCCTACCTATGAACCGCTATTCTTCTCATCATCAGAAGTAGAACGTTTGCCTGTTATCGTCATCGGCAAAGTCGTGGAGATGCGAAGAAAGATGTAGGGAGGGGTCATGATGTTCTGTCCCAACTGTGGAAAAGAGGTCACCGGGAAGTTCTGTTCAGAATGCGGTACACCTGTTGGTTCGTCGACCCAAGCCGGCGGACAGCCCCCCAGTACAACGGAGAGCTCTTCTACTATCATCAACGGTCAGCGCATAGACCTACAGGCTCTTGTGAGTGCGCACGGGAAGAACAGGGTAGCCGCGGTTAAAGAGGTTCGTGCTCTTACGGGATTGGGGCTGGGCGAAGCCAAAAAGGTTGTCGACAGCGCTTACGCGATGTTCGCCCCGGCCGAGAAGTCATCCGGTGGTTTTTGGGCAAAAGTCAAAGAGAACGCCGAGGCCAAGCGGGTAGCGGAACAGGCTGAAGCTTTGCGGGAGGCCCAGCGCCTTCAACAACTCGAACGAGACGGTATTCCTTACTGTCCTAAGTGCCACTCCACGAGTCTATCAGCGCATAAGAAAGGTTTCGGATTCGGAAAGGCCGTAGTAGGTGTATTAGTGGCGGGCCCCATCGGTCTTGCCGCCGGGGGCTTGGGCTCTGGTAAGGTTAAAGTAACCTGCCTTAAGTGCGGACATCAGTTCATGGCCGGCAAAGGTAAATGAAAGCCGTTATCTACGCCCGATACTCACCTGGTCCTGATCAACGTGAGGAATCCATTGAAGGCCAGATTCGGGAATGCACGGAGTATGCGGAACGTCACGGCATAACCGTTGTAGGCCATTACGCTGACCGCGGTATCAGTGGCCGCACCGACAACCGGGCAGAGTTCCAGCGGATGCTTAAGGACTGTGAGAAGCGCCTCTTTGACGCGATCATTGTGTGGAAGATCAATCGGTTCGGCCGTAACCGTGAAGAGATCGCGATCAACAAGGTGCGCTGCCGTAAACACGGCGTAAAGGTCCTCTACGCGAAGGAGCACATACCTGACGGCCCCGAGGGCATTATCCTTGAAAGCGTTTTGGAGGGCATGGCTGAGTACTACTCTGCTAATCTTGCCCAGGACGTAAAGCGCGGGATGAAGGAGAACGCTCTCAAATGCATGTCTGCGGGTGGGACAACCTTATTTGGATATCAGATAGGCCAAGACCGGCACTACGAAATCCATCCCACCAACGGTCCTGTAATGCAGTGGGCTTTCGAGCAGTACGACAGCGGCAGAAGCATGACGGACATAGTAAATGAGATAAATGCCAGGGGTATAAAGTCAGCTACAGGCAAGCCATTCACAACGAATAGCCTTCGAACCGCACTCCGAAATCGAAAGTATACCGGCGTCTTCATCTTTGATGACGTGGAGATTGAAGGCGGCATGCCGGCCCTCGTCGAAAAGGACCGCTTTGAGAGGGTGCAGAGGAGGTTGGACATGAACAGACGCGCTCCAGCCCGTAACAAGGCTAAGGTAGACTACCTGCTGACCGGAAAGGTGTTCTGCGGTCACTGCAGTGCACCGATGTTAGGGGAGAGCGGAACCGGACGCGGCGGCAAGACCTACAACTACTATAAGTGCGGCAAGGCCAAAAAAGACCATACGTGTAATAAGAGATCCGAACGCAAGGAGTGGCTAGAGGACCTGGTTGTCCGGGAGACCGTGGAGAAGGTTCTCGTCGATGACGTCATTGACATGATCGCGGAGAACGTTGAGAGGATTCAGGAAGAGGAGCGAAAAGACAGTGACCTCCAATACCACGAAGAGCGCTTGGCCGGCACCGAGAAGGCCATACACAATCTTCTGAAGGCCATTGAGCAAGGCATTTTCACGCCCTCCACCAAGGACCGGTTGGATGAGTTGGAGCAAGAGAAAGCGGAGATAGAGAGTGCTATTCTTCAGGCGAAGTCAGTCACTAGAGTGACTGTGACCAAGGCTCAGGTCAGATATTGGCTAAAGAGGTTTCAGGCGGGCGACATCAATGATCCCGAATACCGCCAGCGTCTCATAGAAACGTTCGTGAATGCGATTTCCGTGTATGACGAAGGCTCTGACCAGGGCAATAGTGACAAGAAGATTGTTATCACCTATAATTACACAGGTGGGGAAACCACGGTTACTGGTTCGGATTTGACACAGGAATACCCACCAGTTCATTCTTATCCGAACCTCTTCTTCACGGATAAAGTCTTCGGCATAGTGATTAGAGCGGCAGTCGGGAAGTGACTACCCCCTACCTTTCAGTAAACGCGCACAGTGTGATTCCTCCCGGTTCTGATCCGCTGATGCCATCTCGATCTTCGCAAGCGCTGCGCGTGCTCTCGGATCTGCCAAACAGCCTATGAGCCTCCTTGCGACCGTGCCGGCGTCCTCACCGACGAGCCATTTCGCCACGCTCTCCGTGGATAGCCCTAATGAAGTTGCCAGCTCGCGGATTAACTCGTTGGTCGAGGGACTATGTTCCATGCCTCTCCCTCCAACGATTTAGCCATGTCGCATGGCAGCTTCTAGGTGAACACTGGTAATCCCTGCCATGAAACAATAATGCCCCCGATCGCAAGGATTGCTCCTCTCGGCCGGGGGCATTGTAGTAGCGCAACGTTATTCCACGTGGGATATTCAGGCGGGAGTGTCTGGCAGTTTCACCTCAAAGAGAACCTGAAAACGGTCTTTGACCTCCGCAAGATACTTGAGTCCAACGACACCCGCGCCGGCGAAGTAGATAATCGCGAGGTCCTCGTGCCAGACACTCGGCAGCGCCAAGACCAGTAGCCCCGCCATATAGGGCAGGACCTGGGTTACCAGGAATCGGGGCGCCTCGCGGACGTCGAACTTGCCATCCCGCCAGGCGATGATCCACGCTAAAAGGGTCTTTACCAAGATAAGGGTCAAGACTCCTAGCAGAGTCCATAGAATCTTCGGGTCGAGATTGAGAGTCATGGCTCCTCCTTTCCCGGGCTCTAGGCCCGCATTGCGAGTATGCCGAAAGCGATTCCGAGGGCGTATCTATCAAGCCACGCCGGTTCCTTGAGTAGCGCCCTGTCTGCCTTGTTGCTGAGGAAAGCCAATTCGACCAAGACTGCCGGCATTTGGGTGTAGCCCAGGATCATGTACTTGGCGGGGTCGATGCGTCTAAGAGGCAAGCCAGAAGCGATCCCGCTGTGGTGCATGATTGCCCTGGCAAGTGCCTCACCCTTTACCGAACCGGGCCAGTAGAACGCTTCGGCCCCCTCTGGCTCCTCCGAGCTGAACCAGTTTACATGGATGGAGATGTAATAGCCGGCGCCTGCGTCGTTACCGACTCTGGCTCTTGCCTTGATCTCTGCTTCGTCGTCAAGTCCAGGGGCCAAGTCCGTGTCAGTGGTGCGGGTAAGCACGACCTTGGCCCCTCCGCGCCGTAGGTATTCCGCCAGGCGGGTAGCGACATATAGAGTGATGACCTTTTCCTGAGTACCGTCCGGCCCGACACATCCCGGGTCCGGTCCGCCGTGGCCTGGATCGATGCAAACGATCATCTGCTTGTCACCACCTTTCGGTTGGGGAGGTTGGGGAACCTCGGCTGGATGCTCGTCTACTAACTGCCTGAAAATAAGAGCGCAACATACCTGCCGCGAGGTATAGCCGATGAGTACCTTACCCGATGGGTCTATGGCCCCCACACTGCCGCCGCCATCGAGGCCGATAGCGTCACGACAACCGAGAGCTAGCATCTGGAAGGCTACTTGAGGGAGCGTTGCGGACATGGTTGCGTAGTGTACGAGACAGCCGTCATCGCGAATACCAATTGCTGCACGCTCGCGTTGTGAACCTTCCATGAGGCCCGAGAAGCCGCAGCGAGATAATTCCGAAGTAATATTGGTGAGTCTACCGTCTCTCACCAGCCACGGCCCCGCACTAAACGCCCACCGTGCCGCTTTGATCTCCGCTTCGCTAGGCGCCTCCTTGATTACCACGCCGCCTACGCCGCCTGTGGCCATCATCACTGGCCACCGCGGATCGCCGGTAGTCCACACCTTACTGCCCTCGGCGATGAGCGACACTGACGGCCCGCTTGGCCCGGCTCGGTATTCCACGTTGACCGCACGTGCCCAGTCGCGAGTGACATACTTCGAGTAGCCGTCTGCGATCTGGCGGAGAGTCAAGCCCGAAGATTGCCCTGGTGTAAGGGGAGGGACGGCGAGGTCGACGTCTTCTGGCCTGGCGATTGTGATGAAATCCATCATGGGGTCCCTCCATGCTGCCTCAGGCCCGCGCTGTCCAGTCTACGTTCAATCCGCTCGACACCTGCTCTGACGTCCTCCAGGAGACCATACCGCTCGGCTAACTTGTCCAAGGTATCGGTGAGTTTCTTCTCACGATCCCCCGAGGTCCTGAGGACGTAGAACAGCATTACCACAAACAAGACCGCCCAGAGACCCTGGGCCATTGCCGTTTTGATGATCTCGCTTTCCATGGTCGCCCTCCCTCCACAATCAAAACGCCGCCCGGAGGCGGCTAACTGCCCACCGGTGTCCTGCCAGTCCTGGAAACGGACCCTATTCCTCAGGCAGCTCCTCTGGCGCCACTTCCTCGATCGGGTGCCACGTACCATTCTCCATCAGGTCCGACCATCTGACCGAAGTCGCCCAGATGCACGGCCTCGTATACGGGCATCCGTCATTGGACCCATCGATAAACACCTGCAAGTTAACCGTATCCTCGCTCCACTCACGGACCACGATTGCGGGCCGGTGTTCGCCCATGCTCGGACCACTCGGCATGACGTAATGCACGATCTCTCCAATCTTGGCCACCGTCTTAGCCTCCTCTTGCGATGAGTTGTACGAGTGCCTCTGTGTCGTCGGGTTGGTAGTCACCCAGTATGAGTTCAGTCACCGGAGGGCTCGCCAAGGGCCGATGCGTGATCTCCTGCACCATCGCCAGCCACGGGTTCGCGTTGCCGTAGCCCCAGGGCGGATAGGCGATTGCTACGAGCTCGCCGAATCCGATTCTGGTGCAAAGTGGTATGCGGCACGTCAGCGAACGCTTCTCGACGCCGTGGACGGCGAGGTAAGCGTTAGCATATGACTGCGCGTAAGATTGGCTCGAACCGGCCGGCACGCTGATGCGGACCTCGATCCGCTTGTCGGCGGGGACCCCGGGCAGGCTTGCCGTGACCTCGATGAGCGGTTCCGAGCTCTCGACGTAACAGATGACATCTGTGACTTCCGGAGGTCTGATGCTAGGCGTAGGCTCATCGAGCATCTGGAGAATCAACGCCGCCAGGATGGTTAACTCTGAAAGGTATTGGTCGTCTGTTCCCGTACGCAGGAGTGTCACTCTTACTTGCATGGTAGTTGCGGAGCCAGTATCCACCAGCCCGGCGCAGGGTTGCCATGCGCCTGCGCCGATCTTGACCTCCAATGACGCCTGTAGACCCGTGGTCAGCATCGAGACCAGCTTGGGACCAGAGTTATCGGTGATGTCTATGGCGGGGCTAGTCCACCGATGGAGCTCACCGATGAGCACGCTCAGACGTGAGACAACGGGTGTGTCCTGTAGGTCTGGAGTAGCCGTCAGCGTTAGCCGGATCTGTAGATAGGCCGCTGTTGGTCCCGGCAGCGGCGCCCCGTTCTGAACCTCCAACCAGGCGCCGTATGTAGCTCCGTTATCAGCACTCCAGCGAACATGACATGCGATCCCGGACCCTGACGGCAGGGCGGCCTCGACCCAGGACAACCAGCTGCTGGCCGGGCTTGCACCCTTCCCGTGCGCCAACCAGGGGCTGGTCCAAGTTCCTGAAGCAAAATACCCATTTTGGATCGTTAGGGTGATTCTCCCTCTGTAGGATTGTGTCACACCGTTCAACTGAAAATTGCCAGATAGCAGCGGGTTAGAGTCCTGTGACGTCCTTATGTACACGGTTCCGCTGGATGGCGTCGTATACCTCATTTGCACATAAACATCTTCGGTCAATACCACGTTCGGCTGTATAGAAAGGGCCGCCTCAAAGGTTGTCATTGACACCTCCGCCGAGAACAGCACCTCCCCATTACTTACCTTCACGAGTTCAAACGTGACAGGGATGGACCCAGCGGGGCGGTCGCAGTACCATCCGACGCGGGTCAGCATACCACGGGCGGTAATCCGTTGCCTGGCTGTATAAGATGTGTTTGGAGCCATTGATTGATAACTGAAACTGCTAGCCGTAAAACTCGTCGTGTCAGCGGCCACGGATAGTTGATTGCCCGCAACGGCGGTCTGGGCCTTTGTCCCGGCGTTCCAATCGGCATCCAATAGATACTGCTTGATATAGTCGGCAGTAGGGACAATATCCCCCGGCCTGCTGGTCAGGTCCAACCCTTCGGACGTTCCCGATTGCCAGTCAGCCTGCGAGGTGTACTTCTTGATGAGATCGCCTGGCATGCTACTCTCCCTCCCCGTAACGCACGATGACGCCCTGGGCGGTCAAGGTGGTCGGATCTACGACGTGGCAGACCCAATCCAGCACGTCAGTTTCGACCCACCAGCGGAGGCCCCAGACCTTCATGCACTCACGGAATAAATCCACCACGGGCTTGCCCCGCAGCATCAGGTTGCCGATAATGCCAAGCGGGTTTGGGATGCCAGCGCTCAGAACCGGAGCGCAGTATGTGTCAATCGCAGTCACCATAGATGTGCCGATGTCCTGCTCAGGATAGTCCGCTTTAAGGATTCTCTCGGCCAGCACCTTGTCGCCGAGGGCCGCAACGATCTCCAAAGTGACGTCGCCAGGGTTCTTCTGCCAAACTCGGCCTCTATACTGCATCTGAGCGCCAGTGGAGTCATAGATGCTCACGTCTACCGTATCGCCGTAGGCTATGCGATCGTCATTGCGGACACCGTGTTCATCGGGCCAGTTGGCGATGACGAATGAGATGGTGCCTATCTTGCCATTACAGGTGAGGTTGACTGCCAGATCCAAACAGGCATATGGCGTGTCCTCGACAAACAATGAATAGCCCTCTTGGGCGACAACGCTCAGCACCACCCTCAACGTCCAGATACTAGACAGGAGCCCATAACCCCAGTTGTCGATAGGCTGGACAGTCCAGTAATAGACGCCGATCGGCAGGGGGGCTTGGAGGGTATAGCGTACCCTGGTGCCATCAGGAACTCCCGCAAGCAGCATGGGCTTCCACGTCGTTCCATCCAAATACTCCCAGCCCGCTTGGTCTAGCGACGAGTCAATCTCAATTGGCTCAGCCATTGTGGGGCTACCGCTCACGGCTAGTTTGGCGTGGAAACGGTCGGCGGCGCTGTCCTCATGGCCCCTCATAACAAGTTCAAAAACAACAGCAGGCTCATCGGTCATGGACTGATTCTTCGGGGCCTCCCTGTCTGGGGTAGGCGGGTAAGGTTCATAGGTGTACTCAATCTCAACGTCAACTGTCTTAGAGCCATCCACATTGACCAGAATATTATTACTGCCGCCCGTAAGCAAACCTGCTGCTATGTCATACCAATCACCGACCACGCCATCCCCCAAGGTAGCCCCCGTAATAACGTGTCCGCCCACGGTGATCTTAGGAGACGTAGACGGCGCAGGCCCCTTCGCATATGTCGTTGCTGAGCGGGTTTCGTTTGATGCACCAGGGAAACTGCCGCTGGTGAGTGTTATCCCGGTAGTCATGGAACCATAGCCGTCGCAGCTGGTCGAGACTGTGACGCGTTGACTAGCACCAGCCCCCAAGCTGAAATGTGTCGTATTAGAGCCCCCGGGTGCAGAAACACTAATATAGCCTACCGAACCTCCCGGACCGCCAGTCAAGGTGACGCTATATGAACAATGGCCTCCAGTAATCTCGAAGCCATACGGAGGAGAGGGGAACTGACCAGTGTAGGACGTTTCCGACCACGTCACGATTTTGGTGATGCCCCGGAAGCGCACCCGTCCGCTGTTTGCCCTAGTGCCTGGGATGTTGACGACCAGAGTCCCGCCGTTATTGGCTGTCCTCCATCCTGTGCTATCCGTGACCGCCATCAGTACACCACCTCACCGGTAATCGCGTCGCGGAGATAGGGATCGAGCGCTGTGAACGTTGCTGGCACTATCCAACCCGAACCACCCTTCAGTCGCTCCTCGTCGCCCAACTCCAGAACAACTCGGTCGTAGTAGTGACTGTCAACCCCAGTCTGGTCGACATAAAGGCGCGCCTCCGTGTGCATAAGATCAGCTCGCTTCAACGCGACAAGGTCCTCCCACGAGAGGACCGTTATCGTGCATGTGAGCCTGGTCGGGCTCCTCCCGAAGTAGGTAGAATCCGCCTCATCCAATCGAGGGTACTCTGTAACGTGGTACTTCTTGATGTTCTTTGTGCGTATCTGACTCGCAAGTATCGTTATGTCCGCGTACCTCATGGCAGCACCCCCGGTCGCGCCAACCGCAGCCTGGTGACCAGATCAGTGTTGCGTCGGTCCAAGACCTCGTCCAGTTGCCTAAGTGTCTGAGAGTCAACGGGGCCAGTGACATTGATCGTTTGGTTGATGGTTACCGAATCGGTGCCGAGCGGGCGTACCTGGGCCCCCGTGGGCAGCCAAGCGAGTTCGGGACCACGTTCTCCTACGAGAGCCCAGCCGGACCGGAGTATGTCACCCCCGCTAGCAAGGGCGGGCATGTCAGGGGTTGGGGTTGGAGCGGGAGTATAGGTGGCTTTCCCACCTCCGCCAAACACTTTTTTCAGCCAATCCCAGGCCCTCTGCGCCGCACCGATGACCTTGTCAATTGCGTTGAGCACACCGCCGATAATGTCGACAACGGTTCCGACGACCTTGCCTATTGTGCCAAAGACGACACTGAACGTCTTCTCTATCTGCGGCATGTGCTCAACAATCCAATCGAGCACTTTTTGAAGAATGGGCAGGAAAGCCGTGGTGAGTTCTCGGAAGATGGCCCCAAACCCGTCTTTCACGTCCGCCAGTGTGTCTCCGAATTGGACGTTGGCCTTAACAGCTTCCTCAGACATTACGATGCCCAGTTCATCGGCGCGGTTTTTGAGTTCTTCCATACCCGCACTACCGGCATTAAGAAGTGGCAGGAGTTCCGTGTATGATTTGCCGAGGACATCGTTGCCAAGAGCGTTTCGCTGCGCGCCTTGCTCCATGTCGGCTAGGGCGGCCATCACGTCCTGGAAGACCGCCTCGGTGCTTCGAGCCGAACCGTCGGCATTTTGGAGGGATATGCCGAGAGCGTCGAACGCCTCGCTGGCCGCCTTGTTGCCCTTCAAGGCCGCGTCCATAGTGTCGGACAGCTTCTTGATGCCGGTCTCGAGCACGTTGATGTCAGCACCCGACTGCCCGGCCGCGTACTTCCAGCGCTGAAGTTCCTCGATATTGATGCCGGTACGCTCGGAGAGCTTGTCTATCTTGTCGGCGTATTCGGCCGTCTTGTTTGCGGCGGCCAGCATACCGCCGACAACGGCCGTGGCCGCGCCGGCGATGCCCGCGCCCCACTTGGCGGCCGTCCCGATGCCCTTGGCTAGTTTCGACGTAAGGCCTTCTGCCTTTTCTTCGGTTTTCGCTATGGACTTATTGGCCTCTTCGTTGTCCACGAAGATGGAACCGAACAATCGGAATATCTCCATTTATCTCACCCGCCGTCATGAAACGCCGATTGATGTGATAGACTCTGAAGTAACTAACGAAAGGTGGTATTGCCGTGAACTGGAAGAAGGCTGTAAGGACAATCAACAAGGCGGCTGCCAGGGCTAAAGACGTGGAGGCCGTTGCCGCGGCCGCCACAGGAGACCCCTCCAAACTCGTGAAGAGAGCCAAGAACAAGGCGAAGGGGAAGCTGCTCGCTAAGATCGGTTTCTGGAAGTAGCCTCGTAGGCAGCGACAACCTTGAGCATCTCGGCCTCGATTTTCTCGGGGTCAACTTCGTTGCTGCTTTGCCACGATACCCTCTCAAGCGCCGCGAGAAACTCAGTGAACGGTTGGTACGGCACTCTCCCCAGGACCATGAGCGGGTACCTGGACCGCCAAATGTCCCAGGCATACCGCTGCTGCTCGGACTTGACCGCATGTTTTATATAGTCCATGAGAACGGAAGCCGGTAGGTCGCAGATAGCCGCCCAGTCATAAGCTGACGAAAGGAGTTCTACTATTCTAGGCCCGCCAACTTGGCAGCACGTGAGAAAAAAGGGCGCACCTTGGGGTCGGAGAAAAGCTCTTTGACAAACTCCCAAGCATCGACGTTTGCCGCTTCGTCTTCCGAAATCCTCTTGACCTCAGAAATGAAGGCATACAGTTCCTTCTCCGCGAGGTGGAGCCTTGAGACGGCCTGGAGGAGCAGATCCGCCCCCACCTGCTCGGCAGACGCCTTGGGATCGGTAACCTTTAATCCGAGCTTATCTATGACGGCCGAAAGCTTGACGGCCTGTTTGATGGTCAGCATGTTATCACCCCAGAATAAGGAGGCGAGTTGCCCCGCCTCCGCGTTATACTATCGCGTCTACTTCCTCGATCTTGTAGAGCTCGCCGGCGGCCGGGTGCGTGCCAGCGGCCGGGTCCCAGTGGGCGTAGACCTCGAAAGGCACCACGCCCTCGGACTTCGGTTGGGTGTTGAGCGTGAAGTCGCCTTCGTTCATGGCGTTGAAGAGTGTGATCTTCTTGTATTTCCCGCCAGCGCACTTGGCGAACATAGTGATGTTCTTGAGGTACTTCGAGGCGGATATGACGCCGCCCACGCCGCTGGAGATGACCTTCAGCATGTCGTCATACTCCGCGTGGGGCATGGCGAGAGCGAGGTTCTCCAGGCTGGTGTCCATGAGGCTGAACGTGAGCTGCGCGTTTATCTCATCCACGACCTGAAGTCCCTTCGTTTTCCCCATTCTGCCGTCATACTCGATGTCGCGTATGGTCTTGGAGGCAACGAATTGAGCCCCTCCCTTGGTCGGCCCAATTAGACGCTCGTCGGTCTCGCCGTAGTTCGCGTAGATGAGACCGTGGTCGATCTGGATGTTCTCTATCTGTTGAGTAGTGAGAGCCATAGTATCACTCCCTTACTGGTAAACCCTAACCTGATAGGTATACCTGCGCCGCTTTAGCGTAGGCTCGTCAGCCGTAATCGGAGCGAGCCTGATGTCTCTGTAAACCTGGGCTCGTGCGTTGCCGATGACGAACGTCTTGCGGTGGAGATCGCTGTCGACCGATTCCACAAGCGCGTCGAGTTCTGAAGTGTCAGGCTTGTTGTCCCAGAAGTCCACGTCCAAAACCCAGACCTCCGGCAGTTCCCCTGTGTCGATTGCGTTGGGTAGGTCGTAGACAATGTAAGGGAAGGTTGCGTCAGGAGCGGCGTTCTGGAAGTAGACTCTGGAGTGCTTCGTTCTCAGGTGAGAATAGATGGCTGCCCTAAGCTCCCTCGGGCTCATCCTCTCCCACCCCCTCGTCTTCATCTATTAGCCCTAGAGCGCGGTTCTCATCCTCAATAGCCGAAAGATACGCCCCTTCGATGCGCCGGATGTCGTCGATGTTCTCAAATACTGAATTCCGCAGGATGCTCCGCTTCGGCTGGTTTCTGGTGCCTAGTTCTTGGTCGACGCCATACCAGGTATCGTGCTTGAGGCCGACCTGGAGGTCTGTTTCTTTCTTGCGTACCCAATACTGCAACGCGTGAGGCGGGCGCTTGCCTCTTCGGAGACCTCGCAGTTTCCTCATCTTGTCGAGACCCCGCCTCCGCACCAGCTTCCCGACGTCCTTCAGGGCTGCCCTGGTGAGCTCCGAGAGGAGATATTGGCAGCGATCCACCTTCGAGATGAACTCGACTCCATGCTTGGTTATCCTGACGGCGGGAGGGATTGGCATGGTCTAGATCCCCCCTCTACTGCCTTAGCCATTGGCGGGCATCCTCTCGCAAGTGAGTTCTATCTCCTCGTTGCCGGTCGCATAGGTCCTCACCACAGAGTAGACCGCCCCCTCATACTCCACCTTGCGCTCGCCGTTGTACTCGCAGCGGTGGATGACCAGCACCAGTTCAGGCCTGAGTCCTGCCATGGCCGCTTGGTAGAACTCGATGCGGGCGACGGACTTTTCAGCGCATAGGACCGCGGTGCGCGTCACGACTGGTATCCACTCGCCGATCTCGTTTTCAACATAGGTCTCCGCTATGAGCGTCACTTCATGGTCGTAGGTCACGGCGTCACCACCTGCCATTGACCGCCAACGAGGTCGACCTGAGTCCATACGTCATCTAGATACATCTGCTTCGTGCCGTCTGGCAGGATGTACACGGTATAGGCCACGGGTGTCGCAGGCAGCTCACTCACTGTCAGGACAGCGTCAACTCTGATGTTAGCCGCCCCAACATGGACCATGAGGTTGTGCAGCCTATACTGCAAGTGCCTGGGCATGGAGAGCGAGGAAGATGTGCCTTCCATGACGCTCTGATAACGCCATGTGGCGTAGTCCACCACGAACATGAGGTGATAGGGGTTAGCCCCGTCTAGGACTAACCCCTTTTCGTCCGAGAGTTCCGCGAGGATGCCGTCGACGATTGACGTCAGGTAGGTATCTCTCACGGTCGTCTTAATGCCCAGTCGCTCCTTGACCAAGGACACGACGGTTGCGGCGTCCATCATCATCACCTCTACGCGGTCTTGGTCACGATGACCGTGTAGACCATCTGAGTCGTGCCGTAGGTTACGGTGATCACGACGGTGTTCTCGCCCAGGTTCCAGGTCGCAGGGGTGCCGTTCTCATGGGGTGCTCCGTTGACCGTGATCGAAATCATCGCTCCCGGCTTGGCCGCAGTAGCGGTGATTGTGTTGGTGGCGTTGGTTGTCTCGGCTGTGTAGCTCGTCGCCGACGGGTCAAACTCCGGAGAGAGCGTTAGCGAGCCTAGCGTCAGCCCCGCTAGACTCGCATCTAAGGGTTTGCCGCGTCAGGCGCGAAGGCGACCGAAGTCGTGGGCGCGGTGTTGGCTATGTTGACGATGACGAAAGCCTCGCCGAAGACCGGCATACCGTCGTAGCGAGCAGTACCTTTGAATACAGTCTGATCTTCGATGAACTTGACATGCTCGGAGGCCGCGAGGCTGGCGCCGGCCCTCTCGGCCAGGAGGTACAGCGAGCCGTAGCCGCCTATGATGTCATTGTCCGGGATGAACGGAAGTTCCACGATGTCTCCGCCCTCTATCGGCATGGTGTTGTTCACGCCAGCCACGAGAGCGCCCGAAGCGTTGAACGTGACGGCCCGGGAGAGTATCTCCATCCTCGTCTTGCGGTTCATAGCCCAGAAGGTCCCGCCTCTGGCGTAGTTCGGCCTCGCGGTGCCCAGGTTCTTTATGAGAGTTGCAAAGAACTGCTCCGCGCTGAGGCCACTTGGATCAAACTTGAGCAGGTTGCTCACGCTGAGGTTCGTCCAGGCGGGGGCGTTCGCGCCCCAGTCGCCGGGCTGCACAGTCTGAGCGAGCCTGGTGGCTATACCGAGGGGCATCTTGACGCCCGTGCCGTAGAGTATGGCCTTATCAACGCCCAGGCCGATAGCCTGCCCGATGGCGTCCAGGATTTCGGCGGCAAGATTGAGGTCGCTGTCCTGGAGAGTCGGGTTGGGCAGGGCGATGTAGCCGCCGACCTTGTACCCGTCAACCTCAACCTGATTGAACGTGAGCGCAAGTTCGTTCAACTTGCCGACCGCCTCAGTCCAGATGCCCTCCGGCACAGCGCCCATAATGTTCTGCCGGGCCTTGCCGCCCACGGTTCTCACGTTGACCTTTGAGACGAGTTTGCTGTACCTATACAGGTTGTCCCGCAGAAGGTCAAGCATGACCTCCGGGATGGTGAGCTCGGCGCCCGTTACGGCGCGTTTCTCGCTGGCGAGGCTGCGGACGCGGGTCAGGAATTCCTTCACGTCATCCCTGGCCACAAACGCATTCCGCTGCTCGATGGTCCAGTCACGGAAGAAACCTCTCTTCATGCGTATATCTCCTCCTTGAATCAGTTTTCCTCTGTCCTCCGCTCGGGGTTCGGGAATCGGGTTGCTGGTATCAGGGGCCTTGGTGTTAAGCTGCTCGATCTCCCCCTCAAGGGCCGCTATCTCGCCTTCGAGTTTCGATTTCTTCTCGGCTATACTGGTCTTTTCGGCCTCGACCTTCTTGACCTCTTCCTCGACGACCGACAACTCCTCGTCGGTCTTGGCCTCGTCTATCGAGCCCTCCAAGGCCTGCGAGCGCTCCTGCAGTTTCTTCTCGTCCTCGGCCAGCGCCGCAAGAGCCTCCTTACGCTGGTCGATTTTCTTCCGGAGCATCAGGATCTTTAGCACGCTATCTTAACCTCCCTTTCAGAGCGTTTTTCCTCTGCTCAAGTTGCCGTTGCCTGTGCTGCTCAAACTCTGCCTTGCGGGCCTGCACTCCGGTGTCCTCATAGGCGGGGAACGTCGCAATGCTTACCTCCCACAACTTCACCTCCTCCAAAGTCCACTTGACCGTCCCATCTTCCCGCCAGTCTGTGGTCTCCCGCAGGATGTCGAAGCCGAAGGAGCATTGGTTCACGTCGCCTCTCTGTACCCGGGCATACAGGTTCATGGCGTCGGAGTCTTCGCGGTTTATCTTGATGCGGCCCCAAAGGCCCCGGGTGTCAGTCTTGAGTTCCAGAGTCCCAGCCTTCGTGCGTCCAAGGACCAACGTGCTGTCGTGATTGATGAGTGCCCGAATGTCGCCGCTCAAGGTGCTGTCAAAGGCGGTAGGCGCTATCTCCTCATAAGCCCCGGGCCACAGCTCCGCTTCCTGCCCGAAGACGGCGAAATACCCTTCGATGTAGAGGTCTTGCCCTTCATCCTCGGCTCTGGTGGTAAGTTCCGACGTAAGGGTTCTGACCTGCCGCTTGTCCCTATTCATCCTCATCACCTCCGTTGGGCTTGAGTTTCGCCTGGTCGCCTATCATGCCGCGCGGGATGTAGTTCTCGAGGATGACGAGGTCGTCAAGCGCTTCCCTCGGCGACATGCCCATCCAGTCGCGGACCTCGTTGCCGCTCATGATGCCGCGGACGTACATATTGGCCCCGACCTCGGAGAGCTCTTTGAGGTCGTAAGCGTAGAGGGCTCGCGGGTTGAACCTGAAGTACCAGTTCGGGCTCAGCAGGAGCTTTTTGGTCAGCTCCTGCTCGATGCCCCGCGCTATCGGCATGAGAGTTGAGCGGATGAAGTTGTTGAACTCGTCTTTCTTAAACTCACCCACGCCCAGAAGGAAGGGTGGCACACCGAAGATACCAGCCACGGTACGCTTGTCCAACTGCACAGCGTCATTGAGCGCCAAGTCCTGCAGCGTAAGGGGCCTTACCTGTTCAACCTTGACCAGTTCAGCGGGTATTACCCAGGGCTGCCCACCCTCCGTCTCGTCGACATACTTCCTGAGTATTGCCTTGCGCCCTTCCGGACTGGCTAATTCCTCTGTCATGGCGTCCACGGAGACGATGAGCGGCGGCTTCCACTTGTCCGACAGGAAGCCTTTCTTGGTCTTGGCAGCCTGGCGGAGGTTCTCGACAAGGTCTTTCAGCACTACCTGATAGCCCCTGCCTATCCAGGGTCGCTCCGGGTCCGGGTTGATGATGAAATGCAGGATTTCATCGGCGGCGTACGACTTGCCCTGATACATCACCACATAACTACCGGGCGTATCAACGAACGACACACCCGACGGCTTGAGCGGTACAAGATCGCTAAGCAGTCCGTCTTCTGTGAACTTTGGATAGACCACGCTATTGCCTTTGCCGTCAAGAAGCATCGTGTAGACTATCCAGTACACCCATGCTTTACGGGTCATCAGACTGTAGGGGTTGATGTCGACCTTGCGCGAGAGCTCATTCTTCACCCGTACATCGCCGTTCTCCGTGTTCTCCATGAGGTAGATGGTCATGGAGGAGATGAGGTCCGCTATCCTGTGCGCGGCCGTGCGGACCTCAGGGTTGTCGCTCAAGCGAGTGTAGCCCGAGACGCAGAGTGTGTCGTAAGCGTCGCTCGACAAGAGCCAAGTCCTCGTCTGCCGCTTGCGCCTGAGTCGGTCGAAGAATCCCACTTTCTCACCACCTAACTCTTGAGCCATTCATTAGCCTTACTGGACTTCTCTAGGTTCTCAAGCATCTGGATCGCGGCGAACACAGAGGCGTCAAATAGGTCGATCCGCATTTCGGGCATAACCTTCTGGTACTGGATCATGTCGTCGGTCTTCTCAATACCCTGGACGTTCTGGACGCAGTACTCGAACGCCTGGCTGTGCAGGTAGTAAAACTTGCCGTCTTTGGCCATTTTCTCGATGCGTCGGAACCCTTCCGACTTCCTGTAGAAGTACTGCGGCTGGTCGACCACCTGGAAACCAGCCTTCTTCATGGCGAGAACGAATTCACGGCTGAACTTCCGGTCGAATCCCACCTGCTTAATGCGAAATCCCATGGCCCGCATCTTCTTAAACCAGTTCACGATGTCGGAGATGTTGACTGTCGGCGTGTTGCACATGTCAAGCCAGCCGTCATCTTTCCAGCCGAAGAGCGGTATATTGTCCTCCTCGGCCTTGCGGGTGGCCGCCACTATCGGGAACCAGGCGTGGGTAATCGCTATGTCCACGCCCTGGTAGTTGCCGTAGAGGCAAGAGGCCGTAAGGTCGTGCATCTTGGACAGGTCTGCGCCGCCAAACCAGTCAATGGGCAGTTTCGCCAGTTCATCCAGCGTCCAGGTGTACCTGCGATCCGAGGCCTTGAACTCCTCGATGTTGAAGTACGCCTTCATCGCCGCGGTGTACACGTTGAGCGACTTTGCCAGGAAGTCTTTGCGCTGCTGCGGGTCGTTCTGCGCTTGCAGCGCGTCGTTCATGATGTCCTCTGGTCGAATTGTCACGCCATAGTTCGGATTCGCCTTCTCGTGTTCTACGGGGTTGGTGTAGTCCACATCCCCGTTCTCGTCTTGGTCCGCCTTGCAGATGAAAATGAAGTAGGCTTCGTCCGTGACTGTCTTGTCCAGTATCTTTTTGCAGTATTGCAGGCGGTTGTAGCAAAAGGAATTCATCTCGTCACCGGCCGTGGTAATGCCGATGCAGAGTTTGTTAGTGTATGCCTTGCCAGCCTCTTTAATGACGTTGTACTGCTTAGGTGTCTTGTAGGCGTGGAGTTCGTCGAGGATTTGAATGTTACTGTTCAGCGAGTCCTGCTTGTCAGGGTTGGCTGCAAGGGCCTCGATGTAGATGCTCCCGTCGGCGAGCTCGCCGCTTATGCTATGCTCCTGGTTGTTGTCCAGGATGCGGAATGACCCTTCTTCGCCGAGTTCTTTGACGTTGTAATGGATAAACCCGAACGACTGTAACGCCTGCCTCAGAGCGGCCGCCACGATGTAGATTTTGCTCCCAGATGCCCTCTCCAGAATGCCGAGAGCCCAAGCCAAGGCTGCGGCGAAACTGGTCTTGCCGTTCTTCCTGGGCACATAGATGAATGCCTCTTTGAACCGCCGGATCTTTGTGCCCTCGTAGTAGAACCCAAGAAGGTTGTAGACGATGAACTTCTGCCAGGGCTGTAGGAGGAATGGCTTACCCCGCAATGGCGAGCCGTCCAGCGCTTCACCCTGTTTATGGACGAAGGTGCGCTCGATGAGTCCGATAACCAACTCTGCGTCGCGGGGCCTGAACTCATAAGTCGGGTTCTCTAGGTCATCGAGAAACCTCCGGCAGACCTGTATCTGTTCTTTGCAGGCGACCTTGCGACCTTCGACAATTGAGCGGGCATACTCAAGGACCAGGTCATAGTTTGGGGGCTTTTTCACTTCAGGTCACTCAGCACCTGAGCCAGTTTGGATTCCTTACCCTTGTCGATGGTCACGCTTTCAATCGCCTTGGGGTTTAGACAGAGCCGATCCGAGTATGCCAAAATGTCCTTACGGAGGTTTTCGAGGGTTGCGACAATCGGCGACTTTTTGACGCCGCCCTGACCGGTCTCGACTTCGCATTGATAGCCCCCGCGCTGGAACGAGTCGGTGAGGACGGTGTACTGTTCCACTAGTTCGGCGTATATATCAATCAGGCGGTTATACTGGGGTTTGTATACGCCGAGGGCCTTCATATCGGCTATCGTGCGCCGCTTGATGGTCTCCTTCTTCGCCACACCTCCTCACCTCCCAAAAATCTTTGCCGCAGTCGCTCTATTGGAAAGGGG